AAGCTTATTAGAAGGTCAGAGAAAAAAGGATATACGGCTATAATATTAGATCCTATATACAAGGTTATTACAGGTGATGAAAACAGCGCAGACCAGATGGCTAAGTTTTGTAATCAGTTTGACAAGGTATGTACTGAACTTAAATGCGCAGTTATTTATTGTCATCACCATTCAAAAGGTAGTCAAACTGGTAAGCGGTCTATGGACCGTGCATCTGGTTCCGGTGTATTCGCTCGTGATCCAGATGCATTACTTGACTTACTAGAACTTGAACTCGAGAACATGAACGAGGATAAACTCCAAGATGCTCCTATTGATACTAGCCAATGTACTGCATGGCGAATGGAAGGAACACTCCGAGAATATCCTAAATTTAAACCGGTGGATTTATGGTTTGAGTACCCGATTCACAAAGTCGATACAAACGGGTTCCTTGCAATGGCTCAATTTGATAGCCCGCAACAAAAAGGCGCTAATGTTATAAACAAACGCAAAAAAGCTGCTAAGGAAAAGAAGAAAGAGCAAATTGTTGATGCATTTAATATTGCTGATGCAGAAAATGGTTTTACTGGACAAGTAGAAATAAAACGAGTTGCCGAACTTATGGAAGTAAGTGAAAAAACATTACGTCGTTATTTAAAAGAAAGCCCTGTTTATAATATCAATCTTGGTAAGCTTATAGACCCTAATTTAGAATGTAAACCAATTGATGAAAATTGAAGTTTATAGAGGGACAAAATTAGGGACAGACGCTCTTATATATATAAGTGTATGTCCTTGTATGTATTTGTCCCAATGTAAGGTGGATTCAAGCTAAGGGGGTAAGGAAAAGGATTTCTAAAATCATCCTTTTCTTACCTCTTCCCCTTAGGTTGAACCCTACATTACAAAAGGGCTTTAAAAATTGTTTTGATTATTATCAATTAAATTCTCAATAAAGGAGGATTGGTTATTGATTATTGAATTTTTCATTCCTCTTAAAAAGGTTCCTACTGTTACACATCAAACTAAGCAGGTGAATACACAACATGGTAAGCCTATCTTTTATGAATCTGATAAGCTGAAGCAAGCTAAACAAATATTCTTAGATGGTTTAGTTGATCATGTTCCTAGTGAACCTTTAGAGGGACCTATTCGATTGGTTACCAAGTGGTGTTTCGGTAAAGCGAATTGCAAAGCACCACATTGGAAAACCACTCGGCCAGATACAGATAATCTTATTAAATTATTTAAGGACTGTATGACCAAGTTGAATTACTGGAATGATGATGCTCAAGTCTGTAGTGAAATTACAGAAAAGTATTGGAATCCAGTAACAGGGATTTGGGTACATATTGAAACGTTGAAAGGTTGATGCTATGAAGAAAAAATTAGTTTATGTTGCTCATCCGTATGGAGGTAAGGAAAGCAATCGTAAAAAGATTGATGTGATCATGGGAGATTTGGTTTTAAATGACACCAATCATGACTATATTTCCCCAATTCATAACTTTGGGTATGTATATCTAACGGGTCCTGAGTATCAGAAAGGCTTAGATATCTGCTTAAGCTTGCTTGGACATTGTGACATTTTAGTATTGTGTCCAGAGTGGGAGTCTAGTCGTGGTTGTAACGGCGAATTTGAGTTTGCTAAGAAACATAGTATTTCCACTTTTACATTAAGTGAATGGAAGGCTTTAAATCGAATTTGATAAAGGAGACTAAAAATATGTACGAATTACAAACAAAAGCAATTGAAGCAGCTCGTAAAGTGTTGATTGAAAATTTAGGCTATCAAACTGTTGAACCAGAAGATATGTTCATTGTTTGGTTTTGTAAAACCCTACAAAACTGGAAAGCCATTGTTAGTGGTCGGACTATCGAAGAATTTATCGAGGTAACACACAATGGTGATCGTAATGAAACATATGTTGATGTGTACTGCAAAACTAAAAATGTGTGTATTAAAGATAATCAATGAAAATACTAGATGCTTGTTGTGGTTCTAAAATGTTTTGGTTTGATAAAGAGCATGAAAGTGCTTTATATATGGATAATCGAACTTTAGACACAACGCTATGCGACGGAAGAAAGTTAGTAGTCAACCCAGATGTAGTAGCAGATTTTAAAAACATGCCTTTTGATGATGAAACGTTTTATTTGGTTATCTTTGATCCGCCGCATTTAAAAAATGCAGGTGATACATCATATTTAAAAGCTAAATATGGAACGCTAGGGCCTAGCTGGAAAGATGATATTAAGCAAGGTCTTGCAGAATGCTGGCGAGTGCTCAAAGAAAATGGCACGCTTATTTTTAAATGGAATGAGGAGCAAGTACTATTTTCAGATGTAAAAGGGTTATTGCCTAGCGAGCCGATAATTGGCCAACGCAGGGGGAAAACAATATGGTTAGTATTTTTTAAGGAAAAGGAGAGTAGATAGAAAGTGTTTAGACGATATGAGAAAAGGGTTAATGAAATTCAAGCTGTGCAATATAACGGTACTAATATTATGGAAATATTCGATTTTGTTGGTGATGTAATTGGTATTGATTGGTATGAAAATGCATCATTAGAAATCATAACAGATAATGGAAGAATCGAATGTTTTAAAGGTAATTATATTGTTAAAGATCATAAAGGTAAAATTAAAGTTCATGAGGTAAATGAATTCGAAACGACTTATAGAGAGGTAGAAAATTATGATTAGTGATGAACAAGGGAGAGAGTGGTTACTTAGAAAGCTATATGATGATGGCTGGAGATATTATGTAAAAGCTAGTAATGGGTGTATGTATCTAACAAAAGAAAAACCTGATTTTTGTGAAGATGGAAAATCAATAAACCCATATAGTGGTGGTACAACAAAGTGTACTGATTCGTTTGTAGGGTTAATTCCTAAAATGCAACTTAATGAAGTATTGGATATTGCAAAATGTTTAGATATTGTTAATTGGTTTGAAGTAAAGGTAAATACACCTATATTGGTAAGAGATTCAACATGGGATGCATGGAAAATAGGTCATTTTGCACGATGTAGGAAAGGACATATATTTGTATGGGAGAAAGGAAAAACATCTTATACAACTAAACGTACAGAGATGTTTAGGTATGCAAAATTAGTAGGTGATAACGATGAACGAAATGGTTATTATTAACATTCTACTGGCGATTTACCTTGTGGTTATTTTTAAAATGTCCTATTACTCTTATCATGAAGCTGCTGCATTAAAACATTTTATGGTTTCTGACGTATATAGAATGCAATTGCAGAAAATTATTAGATCACAAATACGGGATATGGTAATATGTGGCATTTTGTTTGTTTTAAATATTGTCTGTGTGGTGGTCCTATGGTAGAACTTAGTAAAAAAGAATATCGTGAACTTGCATATGAGTATCTACACGAAGCAAGTAAGGCAGCATTGAGGATTAAATCGTTAAAACGTAATATCCAACGTATTAAAAGCGATATCACATCGTTACATGCAGTAAACTACGGGAAGGAACGAGTAGACGGCGGTGAACCATCAGGAATTGAAGATGATATTAATCGGCTACTAAATATGGAAATGAGGTATAAACGTCAAATCCATGAACTACTGACTAAACGTGATGATGCTTGTCATATGATCGATACATTAACTAATACGGTTGGCTCGATTATCCTCATGCAACAATATATCAATGGTATGTCTGCTAAGGGGGCATATTCATTTGTTGGTTACGGCGAATCACAAGGAAAAGAATATAAGAATTTGGCACTTGTTGAGCTCGGGTATAAACTCCGACGGAAATCGGCGGTAAACGGCTAATATCGACCTTTTAAGTCCCCTATATCTATGATATATTGTATGTGGAAGAACATGAGTTCATCTCCTAAGTATTTAGAATACCAAACGCAAAAAGGCGCATCTTAATTGATGTGCCTTTTTTGTTACAGAAAATTATGACACAAATACACTGCATCAAGCACAAATGCTTGAATAATAAAAATGGAATATGTACGGCCAATGAAATATTTTATGATGGCCTATGTCAATCCTATATTACGCATTCAAGTGCTAGTAAAAATTCATGCGGATTATGTGTAAGGAAAAATGGGAAGATGATTCGCAAGGGCGGTAATACATTAAAGTGAGGTGATGATCCATTGCGAGTAAATAGAAAAAACTGGCTAACTGACCCAGATAATTTATTGCGTGCGGAAGGTTGGGCTCGTGATGGCCTTACTGATGAGCAAATAGCAAAAAATATAGGTATTTCGATTAGAACTTTATACGACTGGAAAAAGAGTTCGCCGCAGTTTTTGCAGTCCCTTAAAAGAGGGAAGGAAGTTATTGACCTTGAAGTTGAAAATGCATTGCATAAACGTGCTATGGGTTACGAATATGAAGAGAAAACATACGAGAATGGAAAGCTTGTTAAAGTTGTAAAGAAACAACAGCCCCCAGATGTTACAGCTCAAATATTCTGGTTGAAGAACCGCAATCCTGAAAAATGGAGGGATACTAAAAACATCGATGTCAAAGGTGAGCTTACAGTATCTGCTATGGATAAATTGAAAGCTGCACGGGAGAGAGCTAATGGAAAAACATGACGAGTTGTTTGAGGCATTAGGCGCTCTTACACATGATCCATTAGCGTTTGTATATTTTGCCTATCCTTGGGGAGAGCCGGGGACGCCATTGGAAGATATGGAAGGGCCTGATGAATGGCAAATACAAATCTTAAAAGACATCGGTGAACAATTAAAAAAGGGCAAAGACCTACAAACCGCTATTCAAGAGGCGGTAGCATCTGGCCATGGTATCGGTAAATCGGCACTGATATCATGGCTTATTCATTTTGCCATATCTACTCATGAGAATACTCGTGGCGTAGTAACTGCTAATACGGAAGGTCAGCTCCGAACTAAAACATGGCCAGAACTTAGCAAATGGCACAATATGTTTATTGCTAAAGATTTATTTACGTATACGGCAACAGCTATAT